TTACAACTCAGCGGTTTTGTTGTGGGGCATGGGTGGGGCATTTACAGTTATGCTTTTGTTCAGGATAGAGAGCTGATCCGCATCGTTTTCAGACATCCATTTACCGTAAACCTGATACACCATTCTCGCGTTCGCATGGCCCATTTGCCCGGCAATAAAGTTGGGATTAGCTCCCGCTGAAAGAGCCCAACAGGCATATGTATGTCTGGACTGGTACGCTTTCCTGTGTCGGATACCGGCGCGCCTCATAGCCGAAGCCCAGCTCATGTTCAGAGAACCAGTAGCATAGTTAATCCCGCAATGCGGGTTCTTGGTATATATGCCCGGATTAAAGACGAACGTGCATTTATCCAGTCGCGTCTTACCGTACTCACGAAGGGCAACGCTGATGTCATGCTGCTTACCGAGCCGGGTCAGCTCGGCCTGGTCTCGCAATACCGTAATAGCTGCATCAATTAACACGATCTTTCGGTCTGTTCCGGCCTCAGTCTTGGGCGGTGTAAAATTCCGGGCTGAGGTGTAGTTCCTTGTGACGGTGATAGTGCCAGCCTTGAGATCAATATCCTCCCACGCCAGAGCACATAATTCGCCATGTCTCATTCCAGTAAAAACGGCGAGACTCCAAAGGTTTTTAAGCTGACGGTTGTCACAGCAGGCAATAAGGCGTTCAAACTCATCTTTTGTTAACGGGTCCGGGTCAGATTTAGCTCTCTTCAAGGGCACTAAGTTTTGCATGGGGTTTGAAGGTAAATAGCCATTATTTTTAGCGAATTCTAATGCTCCGTTAACTACTCTCAGATAGTAGTTAACAGTCGAGGCTGTACGTCCCTTAACTGGTTCTGTATGCCAGTGTTTAGGGTGTTGAAAACCTACAAGTAGCTCCTTGCGTAGTGAGAGTAAGAACTCCTGATTGATCGAGGCGATGAACGTTCTGGCACCGATGTATGGCATTACATTCTTAATGGCAGCCTTGTAACGTACGTAAGTGTTCTTGCAGACGTCTATTTGCTTTAACGACAGCCATTTGTCAGTAAGGGTGGCGAAATCAATGTTGGGTTTAGCTTCACCGAAGCGGGCCAGATTGTGTGAGTCCGGAAATTGCGCGGCATAATCAAACGTTCCCGTTTTTATGGCATAACAAATAGCATTGCGAAGCTCACCGGCTTTTTTACGGTTTTTAGGGGAGTCAGGGACTCCCAAGTTTTCCCTGACTCTAACCCCTTTGTAGAGGAACCAGATGCGGAGTTTTCCGCCGTGGTTCTCCACACCCGTCGGGTACTGAATCATCACGACTCCTTTTTACTGAAACGGACTTAAGCGGAGTAACGACGTGGCTTTGCCATTGCCTGCCGTTCGATCCAACGATCTATCTCTTCCAAGTTATAAAAGCAGGGGCTGTTATCCCAGGGCTGGCCATCAGGCGCGACATGTATGTACTCTTTGCCTTCAAGGAAGCTTTGTTCCCTTGCTCTTTTCAACGTTCCTCTTTTGAACCCTTTAAGCGCAATAAGCTGTTCTTCCGCAACCCATTTCCCAGGAGATACAATCATCACTACTTCACTCATGAAATCCTCCTCGGCCCGAAAGCCGCTATCAAAATACAAAATTTAATTCACTACTAAAAAGCGGGGTGTGGGCCCGGTTATTACTGTGGGATCACTTCATCGTAAGCCGCATCTGGTTCGCTTTTCTCCGCGCCAGAAGGAGCCGGGAATTCGTAAGGAACCCCTTCCAGTTGAAGCCATAGAGCGGAGCGGGCCGCTCTTATGGTCGGCCAGTCCATGCCTTTAATTCGTTCCCAGGAGCGAGAGCAGAACACCTGTTCCAGAAGATCGGCTTTAGCGCGTTTAGCGTCGTTACTTGTGCCGCCATGATGTTTATTCAGCAGCTCGACGATCTCATCGAGGGCGATCTCTTTCGCGCGTTTCTCTTTCTGCCATGTCGGCAAACCATCATCGGCAAACAGTTCGCGATTATCGCGTGAGGTATCCACGCCTAAATGTGTTCCGCCCAAGTTAAGGAACTCAATGTGCGGCAGGAAGTGTTTAAACGTCGGGTTCGCGAATGTCTGGCCGTCGATACGGGTAGAGCGGTCCTTAAGAATGCGCGCGGTGCGCCATACCTGCCCGGACTCCAGATCCATTTGCTTTTCCATTTGGACCAAAATCGAGGGCTCATAACCAGTCTCGGTTTCGGCTTTCATTTTTATGCCGGTTTTCTCTAACTGGCGCTTTCCGTCGTCGCTCTCGAAAAAGTCATATTCATAGCCCGCACGGCCACACATGATGATATGTGCCTGGCTGTTAACGAAACGATCGGTAAAACGTCGCCATTCTTGTTTCAGCCATGCCCAGTCAGAGAACTCAAGACCACGCTTGCGCTTGCGGCGGGTTGCATACTCATCACATAAGCACGTCCAGAAATGGCTGATGGAGTCGATGATGAGCACTGAACCGCTTTGTTCCGCTTCACTAACGGCGGCAAGCAGATCCACAAACGCACGCGTTTTAGCCGTATAAAGCTCAATGTTCTCGGCATCGAAGCGGGGTTTAACCCAGTCAGAGCCGGTTTCGGTATCAAGGAACATTACCGGCTTATCACCCATTTCAAATCCACGCTGGCGCATCAACAGAACGAGGCCGATCGCCAGCTCGCTAGCGGTGTAGGTTTTTCCGTCTCCTGCGAAACCCATGATCCCGGCTTTCAGGAATGCCTGAGTATTAGTGGCTCGTTGGAAAAGGGCCATTTCATCCTCTCCTCAAATCCATGTTTAATGCTGTCTGTTTGGCCGCGAGCGTTTCGGCGGCGTACCGCAGAAACTCGGCTGCCTTTTCCTGAAAATCCATATCATCGAAGGTTGCAGTAAGGGCGGCTTTATCCGCTTGGGTGTTGCTGAGTAGAGTGTGAAGGTGATGAAACTTGATCTGGCGGTCGTATAAGTCGGCCAGCTCTGCTTCTTCCTCTTCCCGAGCTATTTGTATGTAGTGGTCTTGCCATGCGCGCTCTTCGATACGGTCATGCATGAAATACGCGTTCACGATTCCTCCTGTAAAAGGGCGTAAAAATCCCCGGCGCCTTGTTAGCCGCCAATTACGAGGTTTTGATAAATGTCCGAAAGGGTGGTCAGTGAGTTAGCGGATTACCGAACCCATCAAGAAAAACTTCGACTACGCGATCAGTGATGCGGATTTGCTCGCGCATTGAGTGAAGGTAAACGTGTTTACCGCGGATCGCTGAGACTCGATAGGCGCAACCATCGCGGAGCGCCATCATTCCAGGTTCAAGGCATTGCCTGATTAACGGCATAGTGCCGTAGTGTTGATTAACCATCTTCTCCCTTGCCGTTATCGCCCGGCTGGCGGAACGTTTTGCTAAGTATCACTGAGCCGTGATTGCTGTTGATGGGATAAGAATAACTAAAGGTAATTTTCATGGCAAGTTAAAAAATAACAAAAGTTAGTATTGCGAGCATAAGAAAAGGCAACGATTTGAATTGGTTGCCTTTATTTTTTTGAGGGGCGGTCTTTTCTTACTTTAAGTAGTTCTTCGAACAAGCGGTTAAAGTTATCAACCCTTACTTCTAACTCACTGATAATAGATTCTTTTTCGGATTCTGGAAGTGATTCAAACAGGTCTAGAAGCCTCTTTTGCCTTTCGTCCAGCTCGGTTGGAAGTGAATCGGCTGGAGCAGGTGACTTGTCTTCATCACCAAACATCAACCATGCAGGAGAGCACCTAAGCGCAGCCGCAAGAGCAAAGAGGCTTTTACCCTTAGGCTCTGTCTGCCCGTTCTCCCACTTAAAGACGCTGACGCTTGACTTCTGAACCTTGTCAGCAAGCTGTTGTTGGGTAAACCCAAGTTCTTTGCGCCTTGCCGAGATGCGTTCGCTGATATGTGCAGTTTTCATAGCATTAATATAAGTTAACTTGACATAACATTAGTTAGGATTTAATTTGCTAACCAAAGTTACTAGGAGGGTGCATGTATACAAAAAGTGTAATCAGTCATTTTGGTTCAAAAGCTGCCATTGCTCGTGCTTTGGGAATATCTCAAGTTGCTGTCACCAGATGGGGTGCAACCGTGCCTGAGAAGCGCGCGGCTAGGCTTGATCACCTTACCAATGGAGAACTCAAGTATGACCCTGATTTTTATGAAGCCTGTGACAAGAAAAGGCATGTTTAAGCGAAGCGATAAATAACTAATAACCATCTTTAAGTATCTGATTTGTTTTTATTGAAAGGAATATTGGGAATCATTGTTTATGAACACCACACAAAAAAGCACAACCAGCAAGGAATTACAGATCGAAACCCGAATCAGAAGCGGCATAGCCGCCCTGGGCGTCGCGCAGGTTGCCAAGAAAATGGGCATCCACCACTCACAAATTAGCCGGATGCAGACCGGGAAGAATTGTTTTGTTGAGCGTGCTGCCAGGTTACTGGCGGTAATTGGATTTGATGATCGTGACGAGACGGTAATCATAAAAGGCGAGCAGACGGCAGAGGTGGCGAAAGCGCTGATCTCAATGCTGGAGCATTTAAAAGGCGAAACCCCGGACTGCGGCAACAGTTCCGGGGCTTCTGAGAGCAATGCCTAAACACTACTTACAAGGAAATTATGTCAAACCGCAATTCATTTTTCCAGGCAAATTGGCTCAAAGGCGTTGGCCTTAAACAGACACTACGGGGGCGCTAATGGGTGAGGTTGCTTATGTCGATTTCGGGGCTGAACAGCAGCCCGTGGAGCTTAAAGTGGCTGACCTTGATGATGGGTATGCCAGACTTTCTAACATGCTTCTTGCAGAGTACGCCGGTGCAGATCTTACCAAGCGTCAGTTTAAAGTGCTGCTGGCTATCCTACGAAAAACTTACGGCTGGAACAAACCTATGGACAGGGTTACTGATGCACAGATCGCCGAGATAGCGAAGCTTCCAGTTAAGCGTTGTAACGAAGCGAAGCTGGAGCTTGTCAGAATGGGAGTGATCAAGCAGCAGGGCGGAATGTTTGGGCCTAACCCTAACGTATACGAATGGAATATCCCTCGAAACGAGGGGAAATCCCCTAAAATGGGGGATATCCCTCAAACCGAGGGAAAATCCCCTAAAACAGGGAATAAAAAATCCCTCAAAATGAGGGTGTCCAATCCCTCAAAACAGGGGAACACAAAAGACACTATACAAAATACAAAAAACAATACCCCCCTAACCCCCCAAGGGGGGAAGGCGAGATTCAACCCGCTTGATGTCGATCTTCCCGATTGGCTCGATCCGACTGTCTGGCGTGAATGGGTTCAGTACCGAGCCGAGAGCAAAAAACCCATCAAGTCGATGCTGACCGTGACCAAGGCCATCAAGTTGCTGAGCCAGTTCCGTGACTCGGGCGACAATCCGGCGGAAGTGATCAACCAATCCATCGCCAACGGCTGGCAGGGTTTATTCCGCGTCAAAGCGACCGGACGCGCCTTAACCCCGGTTAACGCTGGTCATGTTCCGCACTGGAACAGCCCTGAAGCATGGGAGGACGTACTGTGAGTAAAAAACTGATTCAAGCTATCGCGCATCGAGACAGCCAGACGCTCTCCCGGCTTGCTAGTAAATACCAACCTACCCAAGAGCACACCGCAAAGGGAGTAGTTAACACCGAAGCTGAACGTTTGGTTGATGCGTTGTTTCGCCAGCTCAAACAGGTATTCCCGGCATCGGCTGCAACAAACCTACGCACCGAAGCCGACGAGGCGGCGGCCAAACAGCAATGGATTCTGGCATTCGCAGAGAATGGCATAACCAAGAGGGAACAATTGGCCGCAGGTATGAAAAGGGCCCGCGCAAGTCTTTCGCCGTTCTGGCCCTCGCCAGGGCAGTTTATTGAATGGTGTAGGAAAGGGGAGTACGAGCAGGCCGGGCTGCCCGCAGTAGCCGAACTGCTGGCAATGGTGCGCACATACTGCGCCAAGCGTGGGCTTTACGCATCCCCAACGGATTACCCGTGGAAGGAACCGGCTCATTACTGGCTAGTTACAGGCCTATATAGCGGTATGCGCCTTAACAGCTGGACAGAGCAGGAGCTGTCCGAAAAGGCAAAGGTGGAGTTAATGAAGATGGCAAAGCGCATCGCCAATGGGGAAACAATTCCTGAGCCTGTTCCAACGTTACCGAAAGTCGACCGCAAGCCTCTCAAGAGTAAGGAAGCATTAGCTGTAATCGCAAAGTTGCGAGCAAAACATGGCTTCAGTATCAAGAAGGAACGTAGCAATCATCTATAA